CGATGTAACCGTCGGTGCTGACGCGCAGCGCGCCGATCACATAAAACTCCGGGTCGCGGTTGTGCGGGAAAAACCCCTTCTTGAACCACGTGCACTCGGCCCCCGGCGCGCGCCATCCCTTCTTGCCTGCGTTCCACGGCGTGTTGCCAGCCGAGAAGCGCGATTGCGCGCCCACGCGGCGCAGGCGCTCAGCCTGGATCGCCAGTTCTCGTCGCATGAACGCTGGCGACTTCTTGATGCCCATGTGACTGGCCGTCGCGTACACGGCTCTTTCACTCGCACCCACCATGTCGGCCACCTCGCGCGTGTAGCAGTGCGGGTAATGCCGCCGAATCAACGCTCGCTCGGCATCCGTCCACCGCCGCTTGACCCTGTTCACGCGATCCGCTCCCACAACCCACAAGCCCGCCCCGAAGACCCCGGCACCGTGCGCCGCGTCTTGCGCACCAGCCCCAGCGCCCGCAGCCGGTGCAACTGCGCCGACACAATCCGCACCGAACACGGCAGCCACTCCGCCGCCTCACTGATCGTGCACGGCAGCAGCTGAAGCACGCGTTGATAGGCAAAGCTCATCGGCGCCCCTCACGCTGCCCCCGCGCACGCCCCCACGCCGAAGTCAGCTCGCGCAAATGCCCCACCATCTCGCGCCGCAGCGCGCGCTTGGCCGCGCCGTTGCCAGCCGCCAGCATCCGCACCGAAGCCTCGCGCGCCGCCACCAGGTGCGGCGCCTCACCCGGCGGCGCCGCGTCAAACAAACGCCCGCTTGCACACACACGCGGGCCACGCATCCGCGCCATCACGCGCACCCCGTGCGCGAAAACTGCGCCACACGCTCGGCGGTCACCGCATCGCGCTCGCACAAACGCCAATTTGCCAGCGGATCATGATGTGCGCGCTGCAACGGCTCCCAGATCAACTCCCGCCGCGCCGCCACCGCACCGTGCGGCTGATCCGCGCGAGGCGCAGGCACAGGCGCAACCTCAAGCGCCGCCCGCTCCGCCGTCAACACCATCACCACACCCGATTGCTCAACGCGCACCAAACGCTGCTTGCGCGCCTCGTAATAGATGCACGCGCGCACAGGGCGCTCAGCAAACCCGCGCAGCGCCACCGCCACCACCAAATCATCCTCACGCATGCGCCCGTGCACGTTTGCCAGCACATCCCGCACACACAACGTCACACCCGTGTAAACCGGATTGCGCCCGCGTGATCGGGTCGCTGCCGCGTTCTGCGCAGCGGTGACGCGCGTGAGGCCGCTCATTGCGACACCTCGATCAGCTTGTCCAGGTAATGGCGAGCCTTGCGCAAATCCTCGACCCCGCCCTTGGCCTTGTGCCGCGCCACATACTTGATCACATTGCCCGTCAGAAAGCCCTCGAACGCCTCGCGCGACATCCACGCCTGCATCGCGTCCCAGGGCTGAATCGCCAGCGCCCGGTAATGATCCCCGCCCACCTGCACCGCTGAGGCCTTGGCCGGTACGCCAGCGCGGGCGCTTGCCCGGCTTGGCCCGCGCCCGCGCCCACCGCGCAAAGCCGCGCGATTGCCTTTCAGCTTCGCGGCAGCCACGTGTAACCATCCTTCGAACTGCCCAGCCACAACCCTGTCCGCACAAAACGCGCGCACAACGTCGACACAAATGCGCGCGCTATGCCCGTGCCCGCGCATATCTCGTTCAGCGTGGCGCCAGGGTGCTTCTCCACAAAGTCCCGCAACATCGCGGTTTTATTGCTCATACCCACCCCCCTTCACGCGCGGCAACGGCCGCCCCACGAACGTAGTCCGATACAGCACGATCAACCGTTCGCCAACGTTGTGTTTCGGTTGTCGTTGCGAACCATTACGCAGCTTGCGCAACCCGTGCACAGACACCGCCGCTTTTTCGGCCATCTGATCCACACCGTAATTCGCGGACAACTGCAAACACAACGCGCGAAAATCCACCTCGCCCACACCGTCATCACGCAACGTCGACAACGCCATCAACAGCTCACGCACCGACACCGTAGCGTCCAGATACCCCACCGCCGGCGCATCGTCCGGCAGCAGCGTGAATGCGTTGTGCTGCGATCCAGCGCCACTCATTTCAACACCCGCAACGCAGACGGCAACTTGTCATCCAGCGCCAGCGCATCCGCCAGCCGCGCCATCTGCGCCTGCATCGACGCCAGTTGCTCGCGCAGATCGCGCACCGCGTGCGCCTTCTCCTCCTCCGGCGCGCGCGGGCTGCTGTGTTCATACCCCGCCGCGTGGTCGAAAAAATGCTTCGCCGCATGAAACCCCGCATCGCGCGCCCAGCGCAGAATCCGCGTCGCCTCGTGCAACTCCAGCTTGCGATCTCGCTCCGGGTTCAACGCATCCGCCAGCTCCCGCGCCGCCACCTCCACCGGCTTCGCCGGCCACAACCGCGCCGCGATCACCTTCTTGCCGCCCAGCGCCGCCACTGCCGAACGCAACGCGTCCAGCTCCGACTCATAAACCGCCGAAATGCCCTCTTGAATCATGGCTTACGACCCCTTTCGAGAAAATCGCAAGCCGTCGCAAGGACAGCTTGCGGACAAAAAAATAGACTGCACCCCATGAGATCAACCATCACCCAAGCCCGCGCGTTAAACTCGCCACACCAGCCCGGAGACCGCCATGCGCCCAAGCCAAGCCGCCATCGTTGCCGCCCTGATAGCCAGCACCGCCGGGTGCGTCATGACCCCGTTGGAAGTCATCATCAAGGGCACCCATCACACCGGAACGCTGATCGATCCACCGCAACGCGCCGCGTCGTGCATTGCACAAAATGCCGAGCGAAACAGCCGCTACATGATCGGCAGCCAGCGCGAATTTGCCGGATATACCGAAGTAATCATTCGCCACACCCTGGACACGCCCACCACAGTCAGCGTCTGGCACATCAAGGCCCACGACGACCGCAGCACCTTTCAGGCGTGGGTGGCGCCCGACCTGATCGGCCTGACGCACTCGGATTACGTGCACCATCTGCGCTCTGGCTGCTAAGCGGGGCGTCACGCCGGCGCCCCCATAACCGCGCGCATTTCGCCCCACTCGATGTCGGGGCGCAGCGCATCACAGCTCACGCGCCCCTTCGTGATGCGCTCTATGGCCACGCAACGCATAGGTGGCACACGACGCTTGCCGGTAACCCACTCGCTGACCGTCGGCGGCTTAACTCCCAACGCCTTCGCCAGCGCCACCGTGCCCCCGGCAATTGCGCACGCTTGACTGATTGCAGTTGTGTACATGCCCACACTCTAAGGCATTGCCTAACCTCTGTCAATAGGCATTGCCTTATCGGTGCTAGATGATAGGTACTCACGCAATGTCCGCACCCCCGCCGCTGGCGTTAAAGCTTGCCGAAGCCATGCGCATCAAGAGCGTCACACAGGCTGAGATCGCGCGCGCGTTTGGCGTCAAGCCACCAACTGTGTCGAGCGATTGGCTCAAGCACGGCCGTATCGCCAAGCGCCACTATCCAGTGCTCGTGCAGTTTTTTGATTTACCGTACGAATGGTGGTTTGGTGACGATACCTATACCGCACCCAAAAGCACCACAGAATTCAAAGCCCACGAGTCAGCGCAAGCAGCGCGCACCGATGCCGCCCTTGACCAATTGATCGATATCTATTCCAATCTCAGCGAAAGCGGCAAGCACCGCCTACTGCAAGAAGCCATTTGGATGCAGGCCGTCGAAGCAAAAAAGCCACCAGCCGAAGGGAACTAACTCACATGGCGTTGATTGCGTGCCCCGAATGCACCCGTGAGGTCAGCGACAAAGCAACAGCGTGCCCCCACTGCGGCACACCCATCACCGCACCCACCGCGCCACCGCAGGAAAACACGCTCACGCGCAATCGCGGTTGCGCTGACATGATCGGCATCATCGTATTGGGTGTCGTGCTACTCGCAGCACTCGGCACGTGTACCGCGCGATAGCGCTCGCGCTACTCAGCGTCACCCTGTGCGCCTGCGCGCACACACCACAACCACGCAGCCACGCCGTACGAGCGCAATTCCAGCGCGAGCACCCGTGCCCTACCACCGGCCTGCGGCGCGGCCCATGCCCAGGCTACGTCGCGGATCACATCACACCCCTATGCGCCGGCGGCGCCGACGCCCCGCACAACATGCAATGGCAAACCGCCCAAGCCGCCCGCGAAAAAGACCGCCTCGAACGCCTACAATGCGCGCCTAAAAATAATTAGGCATTGCCTATTGACAAGCTATAGGCAATGCCTTAAAGTGCCCTCCTCCATATCGAGCCACACCTCGGAATGGTCGCCAAAGGAGGGCACATGCAAAACCCCCGCATCACCCAGCAGCAAAACGAATTCACCAAGCTGCACAACGCCGTTTTACAAGCAGAAGCAGATGCGCTGTCGCAGGCTGCCGAGGTCGCGGAATGTCTGAAAACCGGACGGCACATCCCCGCCAGCACCCGGCGGCCATTCCTCGCTGCCATACAACGTTACCAGGAGCGCCGCGACGCTTTTCTCGCGCACGCGGACTGCATGCGGAACGCAAAGCGCAACCAGGAGATACTGCGATGACTGACCACGCCCGCCAAACCCGCGCGCACTGGCTGCGCGCGATGCAACACCCCATCACCACCGCGGCGGTCGAAGCCATCGACGCCGCAGCAACCCTCGTCACCAACACCACGCGCCGCGCTGTCGCGCAGGTCATGCTCGCAGTAACCCGCATGGACCTGCGCCTGAGCGAGCGCCTCGTCGAAACCTACCGCGCCGACGCCGGCATCGAACTCGCCAAACAACTGCATCTGCGCGATCAAATAAAAAAGTGGAAGGCGCTCACCAAATGAGCGCGCACGCACCAGACGCACTGCTCGCGCAGTTGCACACCACCAAAAATCTGGCCGCCACAGCCAAGTGCATCGTACTGCCTGACCGCGCGTTCGAAACACTGATCTACGCAGTGCAAATCGCCGACGAAGCCGCGCGCAGCGACATCGAACTACATTGCAGAATCATCGGCGAACGCGATGCGGTTCCAGTGTATCAAGTCGCGCACGATGACAAAGAAATTGCAGTTTGCATTGCCTGTGCCTCGCACTATTTGCGCCTGCGAGGCATTGGCGTATGGGCATTGTCTAATGCCGACGATAGCGGCACATACGTCCACTTCCCGCAGGGCGCGCAATGACCGAACTCCAAAACGCCGCCGCCCTGTTCGCCAGCACCGCGTTACTCGTGCTCGGCCTCGGCCTGCAATCCCTCAACGTCAACAACGGCCACATCCGCGCCGCCATGCTCACCAGTTTCATGATCGGCGGCGCGCACCTGGTCTGCTACAAACTCGTCCCCGGCGCCAGCATCATCGAAATGCTCGCCTTCCTATGCGGCGGCCCGCTCGGCATCTGGGCCGCCATGCGCATGCACCCCAACGGCAGACGCAAATGACCAACCGCGACACCACGGATGCAGGCAACCGTAAGGCCCTGAGCGGCCCCTCCCCCGCGAGTCCATCCGCGTGTGTCGCGACCCTTTCACCACCCACGGATCAACCATGAGCAACGCCATACAAACCCTGCAACAACTGCAAGACGGCCGCGTCATCGCGCAACTGCAAACCGCGCTGCGCGACGCCAGCGCCGCAGTGCGCGCCTACGCCAAGCCCGCAAAAATCACGCTTGAAATCACCGTCGAAGTGTACGGCAGCAGCATTCAAACAGTTGAACCGCCGATCTTGATCAGCGCCGACGTGCACACCAAATTGCCGCGCGCCAAACCCCAAAACGACGTTTTCTTTATCGGCGAAGACGGCTTGCCCACCCAAACCCCCACCGAACGCCAAAGCCCGCTAAAGGGCCTCGGCATGGTCGACCAACAAACCGGAGAAATCAGAAATGGATAAAACACCAGCGTCACCCGCCAACATCGTCGAAACCGCCCTTCAAGCAGGGCGCGAACTCGGCCAGAAAATTCACTCCGTGCCAGTGCACGGCGGCAAGCCGTTTGTCATTTTGTGTGACGAGAACGGCGGCGACATAGTCGAATACCTCGACACCGATCCGCAACACCCGCACCACATCATCCGCGAACTGAAAACGCTAACCGCCGAAGCCTTTGTGCAGTACTTCAACCGATTCAAGGGCGCCGCATCCGCCATCTACGCCAACGACACACGCATTGTCGGCATTCTCAACGATCATCAAAAAGGCGCATCCGATTACGCCGATCACCGCGTCGCACTCGAAATCCAGTATTCGAACGAGTGGAAAACATGGAAGGCCAAGAACCTCCAGCCATTCGGCGGCAACGTCGAGTTTGCGCACTTCATCGAAAACAATCTGCTCGATTTCCAACAGCCAAGCGGCGCGGCCATGCTCAAGCTGGCACTCAACTTCGAAGCCAACAGCGAAGCCGCCTACAGCAACGCCGTGCGTCTGGAAGACGGCACCACCAAGTTTCATTTCGAAAACACCGTCACCGCAAAAGCCGGCGCAGAAACCATCCCCAACACATTCAAAATCAGCATCCCCGTGCACAAATGCGCGGGTGAAGAGCGCTACGAAATCGACGCCCGCTTCCGCTACCGCCTGCAAGGTCCCAAGCTAAGCATCTGGTACGAACTCATCCGCCCCGACAAAGTGCTCGAAGAAGCCAACGAGCAACTGACGCAGATGATCGGACAAGAAACCGGCGCAGCCATCATTCGCGCGGATGTGTGACCACCATGCCGCACCGCGTGCTAACAAACGCGACGCCGCCGCCAACAGACTTGGAATCCATCGCCCAAGCGATAGCCAAGACCATCGCCCAGGAGCTGCGCATCATCAGCCTGCTCGGCAAGGACAACCTCACCGTCGAAGAAGCCGCCTACTGCGCCTGCGTCAGCCGCTCCCAATTCCTCGCGCACGCGCGCGAGCACGGCATCCACTCGTACAAATGGATGGGAAGAACGTGCTATCGTAAAGCCGACATCGTCAGGGCAATGGACAACGAATGGCAACGCTACAACAGCGGCGCGATCACACCGGCGAACCAAAGTGGTGGATACTCCAATGGTCGGACGCGCAGGGGCCGCACCGCGTCACCCTCGGCGAAATCGCCATCATCAGCGAACGCCGCGCCCGCGACATCCTGCGCGCCAAGCAGCTTGAGCTAAGCACCGGCGCCAGACTGCTCAACCTCACCACCAGCATCGCGCCCACCTTCGCCAACTATGCGCGCGAATACCAACTGTGGCACCAGAGCGAATACCCGGCCAGCACCGCCCGCGTGCAACAAATCATCGCGCAGCACTTGATGCCCGTGTTCGAACACGTCGCCCTTGATCGCATCGAACCTGCCACCGTCGAGCAATTTAAGCACGACAGGCGCCGCGACCACGCCAAAGCCCACACCATCACCAAAGAGCTGCGCACACTGATGGCCATCATCAATCACGCCGTGCGCAACAAGGTCATCCGTGACAACCCGATAGCAATGGTCAGCGCCCCAAGGATCCTCGACAGCAAGCCCCACCTGTTCTACGAGGTCGACGACCTCGCGCGCCTCTACGCCGCATGCACCGCCAAGGTCAACAACGGCCAAGGCCCGCAACCCGTGCCGCTGCACGCCGCGATCTGGAAACTTTACGCCAACACCGGCATGCGCCGAGGCGAAGGCTTACACCTGCGCAAGAAGTGGATCGGCCGCGAAGGCATCAAGCTCGTCAGCACCGAAGAAGCCCGCACCAAATCCGCCAAGTGGCGCGAAGTCCCCAAGACCGAAGGCGCCGCCGAAGCCATCGACAGACTCAAGCACGCAGTCGACGGCGACTACATCCTGCCGCGCATCGACCAGTCCATGCTAAGCCGAGCATTCCTGCGCGACGCCGCGCGCGCGAAGATCGAAGGCAGCATGCACACCCTGCGCCACACCTACATCAGCCACCTGGTGCGCGACACGCAGATCCCCATGCGCACCGTGCAACTGTTCGCCGGCCACAGCACCATCGCCGTGACCGAGCAATACGCGTACCTCAGGGACAACACCAATTCCGCGCATGCGAGAGGGTTGAATTTATGATGAAACGACTCGAGGTCGCTAGACAATGGCTGTTCATAGGCGGACCACGCCATGGGGATACCACATGGGTAGAGTATGACGCGCGCAGCGTCTTAGTTCCTGTGCGCAATCGCTATGGTCGGTTTGACGCCTGCATCTATCAGGCAGAAACGCATCGTATTCCAGACGTTGGTGATTACCAAATCGGTGTATGCGATCCCACAGACCAACAACGGCAGACGGTCGACGCGCTGATTATATCGACGCATCTTCAGCCATTTCGGGGCCCTGATTCATGCGCTAAATCTGAGCAAAAACCACGGACGCATGCAGACAAATATGGACAAAACGCACAAAACAAAAACGCCCCGTGAGGGGCGATTTGCGAGGCTAAGTGCTTGATTTTAAAGCTGGCGTCCCCACGGGGATTCGAACCCCGGTTACCGCCGTGAAAGGGCGATTTTATATTGTTTAAAAACAATGACTTATAATGACTTGAGCTATTTTTGAACAAAAATCTGTCAAAACCACTTGACAACTTCCGAATTCGGAAGTAACCTACTCGCATCGAGTCGGCAATCGTGCTGACCGATCTCAAGGAGATGAACATGCGGAAAGTGAAAATCAACAGCGCCCTCGAAAACATGGGCTGCACAGGCTCCCTCTCGGTAGTGGATGCAGAATCGGGCGAGGTCATCTGCGCGATCACAGCCCGCGGCGGTCAACGTCAGCGTGATCTGACCAACGCTTATGACCGCCACCGAGTAATCATGGAAGGCAGCATGTCGACGCTCACTATCACCGGTTACGATGTCGTGGGTGACGTGCAGGCCACAATCGACTCGATCAAAAAAAATCTGCCCCAGTGTTTTCACGACAGTAGATTTGCCCGCCCCTACACCTTTCGCGCCGATGATGCGTGGCCAGTGTTTGACTTTTTCCGCACGCTGACCGATCACGGAGGCTGGTACGGAAACACGCCCAAGCCGCTGGTGAAAAAAATAAAATCCGCGTGGGCAAAAGGCTTCGATCTGGGAATTTAAATGACCCCCACCACCCTGCAAGCGCTGCGGCGCTTGCTTTTTTTCAGCGTGCCAGAGGCCGCCCGCTGGATCGCCGCCAGCCCCGAACGCCCGGCAGGCGTTACGGAACGCGCGTGGCGGATGTGGGAAGCGGGCACGTGGCCGGTGCCGCAGGATGTCATCGACCGCATCGGCGCGATGCTGGCTTGGCGCAAGCGCGCCCTGGCCGAGGCAGAGAAGGCCATCGCCGAGGCGCGCGCGGCAATGGCCGCGCAGGGCGGCGAAGAGGCCGCGCCTGGCCAGATTACGTGGTACGTCAGCGCCGCCGCGTGGGCGAAGGCCGAGCCGCGCTCGCCGGACATGTGGCGCCCGCACTGCTCAGTGGTGGCCGAACTGTGCGCACGTCACAGTTGCGAAGCGGTACCCAGTGATTGAGGATAGAGAATGACAAACAACCCCGAGCAAGCCACACTCTGCCGCATCTGCAGCACCCCCATGCAACCCGGCCAGGTGATCGCGCCTACGCTGATCCGCAGCGGCGAAGGCACGCTGACCGCCGGCACCGGCCATCTGACGCCCGCCACCAAATGCCCGGCCTGCGGCCACAGTTACGCGGATGTGCCGGTGGTTACCCCGCCAAAACGCGCGTAGCGCGTTGCGGAAGGCCCCGCCACGCTCACGCCGCCCCGCGCCCGCTACCCGGATACCCCGGATTTCGCCCCAGCGCGTCTAATCGCGTTTTTCCTGCCCGGCCGCCCATCGCCGAGCCGCCGCCAGATCTACGGCGCAGTTATCGCCTGCCGCAGCGAGTCGCGCACCCTCTCGATCAAGCTCGCCCATGATGCGCTCAAATTCGGCGCGGGCGAGGCAGACGCCTCGGTCAGCACCGCCGGTAGTGGCGGCGGCGGGGGGCAGGTAACCGCCACCGGCACGGCTGGCGGCGAGGCGCAACCAGCCATCAGCAGCAACAGCAGCAGCAGCACGCGCGGCTTTAAGGTCGGCATCGGCTTTCTCCTTCGCTTTTAAATCGTTCGAAGTTTGCAGGAGCGCGCGCTGGCGGGCCGCTTCGCCCTCCGCCGCTTCCTTGGCCCGGAAAGCGGCAAACTCACGCGCCAGCGCCTCGTATCGCACGCCGTCGTGCTTGTGCATGGCCATCGCGCCCCAGCCGGCGCACGCGGCCGCCAGCAGGGCGAGCGCCGCCCAGCGCGACCACCAGGGCAGCGCGATGCCGAGCAGGCCCAGCACTACTTACTCTCCAGTCCCCTATCCGTTTTGAAGCGCAGCGCGATATTGATCACCACCAGCGCCAGCATCGCGTTGCGGTAGATGTCGGCGCCCAGGTACGGCTGCAACGCCGGCAGTTGCTGCTGCAAAAACGGCAGCAGCGCCAACACCACGGCGGCCACGCCGTTGACCCACACGGTGAACGATTTCCATGCGCCCTGCAGCTTCGCCTTGAACTTTTCCATTTTTACGCTCCTTGAGGTTTAAGCTTCGCCCACGTCGTGGGGCCAACGACTCCGTCCGGCGTGAGCTGGTGCGTTTGCTGAAAATGTTTCACTGCGGTTTCCGTCGCCGCGCCGAAATCGCCGTCGACCACGATGTCGTAGCCCGCCACGCGCAGCGCGCGTTGCAGTTCGGGCACCGCCGTGCTCGCCACGCCGCGCGCGAGCACGGGCACGCCGGCGGGTGCGCGCATGCTGATGTCGACGACCAGCGGCAGGTTGAGCGCCTGCTTGGCGCGGGCGGTGTAAAGTCGGCGTTCGCTCAGACCGTAGTGGCCACCGTTGACAATCTCGGTGACACGCATCACGTCATCCGCGTCGGCGTGACGATTGAGATTTTTGTCACGCCAGAACAAACACGCAGAGTCGAGCGCACCTTTCGGGGTCTTGAGATAGTCGACGATCTGCTCACGCGGGATCCCCAGCGCATCTGCTGCACGGTAGTGGTTGGCCTTGCCCGTGGTTTGTATCAACCCATGACCACGAAACTTGACGCCATCACCCGGTGCGTCGTTGCCGAGATCACGGACGCGCCCCTCGTACGCAATGCCGCTCGCGTATTCCGTGGTCGTTGAAAACCCGTCGCTCTCATGGCAGCACTGGCCGAGGAAGTGCGCGATGCGCAGCGGCGTATTGATCGCCCACTTTTCCAGCGTGGGCGTGAGCAGCGGCCCCAGCGCGGTGATGAGCGCCGCCTGCGCGGCCTGCATGCGGTCATTTGCGCCGCGCATCGGCGCAATGGCGCGCAGCGTTTGTTCGTTGACTGTAATCATGCCCTATCCCCAGCGCGCCGCAGCGGAAACCGCGCGCGCAACCGATGCAATCGGCGCGCGATATGCCGCAGATAAAAGCATGCGAGGCCGGCCACCATCAGCACCACTTCGGGCGGCCATTCGTAGGTTTTGATTTTGAACGCCCACTCGACAACGATCATCGTCGCGCCGGCGCATACGCACAGCAGCGCGAGCTTGCCGAACAGGCCATCATCGTATTTGCACCACAGCGCCATGAACATCGACACCGCCGCGAGTGCAGCCACCGCTGCAAACATCACCATGCAGATCATCTCCATGTCACGCCCCCGGTCGCTTGAACCACGTGGCGAGGTATTCACCCAGCTTGGTTTCGCGGATGGCGTCGTTGATCTTCACCAAAAAATTCACGCCGAAGACGCCGATCACAAACGCCACCGCGAGCATGGCCTTGTCGGATAGCGAAAAGTGCTCGGCCACCGCCGGCGCACCCACCCACGCGCACGCAGCACCGCTACACAGATAGCCCACGCGCGCCACCACGGGCAGATGCCCGGCAAAGTTGAACGACACCAGCGCGCCGAGCGCGCCCCACAGCATCACGCCTTTTTTGATGCCGAGCGCGGCGGCGAGTTGTTCAAGCATGGCCGGGCGCCGGGCGCATCCGCGCCGCTTCTTCCGCGAGACGTTTATGGATATCGATCATCGCGGGCGTCCACCACGCACGCGCGACGGAAACTATTTCATCTGGCACATCGTCCAGCGCATCACCAGGCGCAAGCACACGCCGGTGATGTTCCTGCCCGATGACGCGCCCGTCGTGAATGTAGGCCGTCGTTTTACGCCACTGCACGTGGCCCGTCGCCAGCGTTTCGGCCTGATGTGTGATGATGGTTTCCATGCGCGATCTCCGTTAATTCGCCGCGAGATAACAAAAATTGAAGCGGAAATAACTGCCGTTTGCAAGGTGCGTGCCGAACACCACCGCAGAATCCACGCCGGAATTCTGGTACGAAACGTCCGCATACGTCTGGTTGAGGGCCACCAACAAGCCCGGCGGCTTGTCGCTCGTAGCCAGGCTGAAGGTGAAGAGCGCGCCCCCGCCAGCGCCGTTGGCGCTGCCGGAATTGCTGGAAGTAAAAGGCAAACCGCTCAGGCGCACATTGCCGGTCGCCGTCCCAATATTGGAGGCACCGACGATGCCGTGCACCCAGACCAGTTTGCCGATCTTTACGTAGCGGCCCTCCTGGTAGTTGTACGTGGTCACCGACCCCGATGTCACTGCCGTCAGTGTCGGCGTGAACGACCCCTCCTCGTAATCGTCGAGCGTGTTGCCGTCGGACGATGGATTCTGCGTGGCTGGAAATTTGATTTGCCCGTGGTTTGCGAGGTCGATTTTGTCGCCTGTCGTTCCGAATAACCAGGACAGGTATGACCTCATATCGGTGATGGCGGTTTTAAATCCACCCTCGGTGACCGATGCGTCGGTGAATGCGGTGGCTGCTGGTAGTGCGGTTGCTGGCATGATTAGTACCCCTGTATGACTGCGTCGATGACACCCGCCACGGCTGCGCCCGCGGCGTCGTAAACTTTCACGTTCGGCCCGCTCACCTGCTTGTTGACGATCTGGCCGCCGATGCCGCCGTGCCCATCGCTCTGCACCGTGAAATTGATGTTCTTGATGGCGCGGTAGGTTTTGGTGATCGGCAGGTTGGTGCCGCCAGACGCGATTGCAACGTCGTTAAGTCGCTCCACGATGTCGGGCATGTCCACCGTGAACACCATGCTGTTGATCTGCCCGCGCGTGGCGCCGCGCAGAATCGACACACGAAAATCGTAAGGCTCATTGAGTGCGGTAATCTCTCCAGGCCACGTCTGGAATCCGCCCTGCATCACCTGCCACATCAGTTTGCCGGCGTCGGCAGACCACATCAGATCGCCGGCGTTGTGCCACATCGGGCGCGGGAAGTCGCCCGGCGGCGGCGTCCACATCAGCCGCGTATCGTCGCCGCTCCACATCAGCTCATCGGGCACCGACCACATCGCCGCAGGCCCGTTGCGCCGATATTCGATGCTGTAGCCCACACCATCAATGCTGTGCGCCAGGGTGAGCTGACTGCCGGCGCCCGCCTGCGTGGGCCACACCGTGGCCACGTAGTAAAGATCAAAATAGATGGTCGCGTGCCACATCAGGGCGCTGTCAAAGCTCCACATCGCAGTGTTTTCGTTCGCGCCCCACATCAGGCCCGACGCGTCGTTGGCTTTGATCGCGCCGCCGGTGATGGCGCCATTGACAATGTCGCCCGGCCAGCCCAGCGCGCCGAGGTCTATGGTCTCCACCACATTGGCCACCTGCGGGTCGCCCAGATCGGTGATGATGTACGCAGGGTTTGCGCTCTCGGTGCCCAGCGCGTCGACCGCCTTGATCATCAGCGTCACCTGCCCGGCGGGGCGCGGTGTCAATGTGAACGGACTTTGTGTCACCAGGCCGCCGTGCAGGGGGTTGGCGTCGCCCCATGACAAGTTCACTCCGTAATGAAAGCGCAGCACGTAACCGGACACGTCGAGATCATCCGGCGCATTCCACGCCACCACATCATCATCGATCACAAACCACGGCACGTCGGGCGGCGGCGCCGTCAGCCCGGACAACGCCACCTGCACCGCAGACCAGGTGCTGCGCGCGCCGAGGATGTTGTACCCGCGCACCTGGACAAGATACGTCGCCGCGGTGGTGTCGAAAATCTCGTAGCGATTGCCCACCACGCCGGTATCAGAAACCGAGACGCCGGTGTCACGGTTAAGCCATTGCACGTCATAGCCCACGACCGACGAATCGCCGGCATCCACCCAGGTGACAATGGCCTTGCTTTTTGCGCCGCTGCCGAAGTTGCGGTAGACCTCTTCGGTCACGGTCACCACGCCGGGCGGCTTCACCACACCGGGGTCCGGCAATTGCGTATTCGGCGCGGGGTCAACGGCCTGCTCTTCGCTGGTGCTCCAGTCGTAGACGGTGGAGTCCGTCTCGCGCAGCGCGAGGCGCGTGGTGAGCGTTTCGCCGAATGCAAACTTCAATTCCTGGATGCGGAAATTTTTGTTTGTCCAGCCATAGAACGCGTTGCTGAACTGAATCACCTCCGGCGGCTTGGCGCGGTACGCCTGCATTTTCATGGGCACGGTGCAGGTGATCTGCTGGCGGTTTTCGAGCAGGAATATTTTCGCCAGGCGCTGCGCCGCGGACGCGGTGATGGTGAACGGCAGCTCGATATCCGCCCAGCGCAGTTCGTTGTTGTCCTGCGTTTTGAACGTCGAGCTTTGTATCGCCGGAAAGTCGCTCGGCTGCCACAGGTTCGCGGGCGACACATACACGCCCTTGACCGCGTTGAACTTGTCGCGGTTGCTGATCGCGGGCGACACCTGAATGTTGCCCGCGCAGTCGCCTTCGGCGAACGACATCGCCGGCGCCACCCATGCGCCGGGGTGCACAAACCACTTGCCGCCGATATAGACGATCTGCCCGGCCATCGCGGTCAACAGCTTGCCGAGAATGTCTTGCGGCGTCTGCCCGGTGTTGATGACGCCGTTGATGGCGTAGCGCTTTTCCCACCCGCCGGCCGCAAGCGACAAATCCTCATCGCACAGGTTCGCAGCGGCGATCAACTGCGTGCTGTCGATCTCGGAGGTGTATGCGGCGCCAAGTCCAAACGTCGAATTATTAAGATAATCCGCGATGATGAGCGCGGCGTTTTCGGTGTAGCGCGTGCCGCTGTCGCGCACGTCGAATATCTGATTGCGCCCGCGCATCTCGACGCTGATGTTGGGCATGCCCTGCGGGAACAGATTATTGTTACGCAGCAGCCGCACATACAGGTAACAGTGCCCGCGCCCGCGGTGCTCGGTGGTCCACTTGTCGGGGGCCGCGGCGATCAGCGCAGCGCTGGCGGGTTGCGTGTCGCTGCCGAGGTATTTTTCGATGTACACATGCCCGGCGTATTTGCCGGTGGCGTTGCCCGCGCCGTCCAGCTCGACCAGGTCATTGCCGAAGTAGATCGCGTCGATGGCCTCGCACTGATGCGAGGCCAGCACCAGCACCAGGTGCAGCAGGTGATTGGACACAGGCCCCGCACCGGTGGCAGTGTATGAAATGCGCACGGTGCTGCCGGCCCAGCCAGGGTCGAACGTGTAGGTGCCGCCGCTGACACTGTAGGGCACGGACACGTAGCGATACGATGCAGAATCCTCATCGTATTGCGGCGAATCGATGGACACCGTGCCGCCCCACACATCCGCGCGGCTCACCGTGACGCTGTACGGATCGCTGTACGGCACGGCCAGCTCCTCGGTCAGCGTGGCGTTGTCGTGCACATCCGTCACCGTGCGGAACACATAGCGCCCGCCCTTGCGTGCCCGGCCATAGACGACTTCCCACTCGCCTGCGGCTGCGATGCCAGACAGCGTGCGCGCCTGATCCGCCAGCGCACCCGCAGCGCCCACCGACAGGCCCAGCGGGCTTTTGTTGGTAGCGCTACGGCTGAACGCGGCAGACAACGCCATCGAGGTGACTGCGCCGACGACAGAGCGGCCGATGAAGCTGGCGGCAGTGGCAAGGGCGCCTGCGCCCGCTGCACTGGCAGCCGAAGCGCCCGCGATTTCGCTCGCCGTAATTGCGCCGGCAGCAACGGCCTCGGCGGCGGTGCCTACGCTGGCGGTGCCCGCAGCTTCAAAAAAATACGAAAACGCGAGCGCTAACGACTCAGGCACGGCCCACCTTCCATGCTGCGGTATAGAAGCCTGCCTGCACCCGCGCGTGATCCAGCGGCGTCGAGGCCATGCCGTGATCGGACAGCAGCAGCACGTACGGCCCGCCGCACACGCCCAGGTGCTTCACACCGTCGGTGGTCTGGATGGCGAGGATGTCGCCACGCTGCGCGAACAGCGGCGACGGCAGGCGCGCGGTTGCGCCGAAGAAATAATCGTAGGCTTTTTCAAAAGTGCTGCCGTATTGGGCGATGCGCGCAAGCGATTCGCGCTTGCTGGTGTAGCCGCCAAACAACGGCCAGCGGTCAACGCCGGTCAGCGCATGCACCACCGCGCAGGTGAAGCTGAAGCAATCGTGCACGCCCAGCGCGTATTCACGCTCGCGCGCGGCCTCGATCACAGCAATAAGACGAGATTCCCAGCCCTGCACGCGCGCGGCGGGCAACGGGTCAAGGGGGATCATCACCAGGTATCCGTCTGGTTCTGCAACGCCGCGACATGCTGGAAAAACAGATCGCCCGGAAAGCCGATCTGCTGATCCTCATTCGTCAAACGGCGGACGCGCGAGCGGTTGAGGTCGATCAAACGGCCCTCGTATTGCATGCCGACCGTCGCGGTCTCTGCGCCGAGATCGATCACGGGTTGATCGAGCCGGCCTTGCCAGGCGACGATGGGCGTGTCGTAAAAATTGCCAGCAGCGTCGAACGCCGCGAAATACACGGTGCCCTTTTTGCCGGTGTTGCCGAGCTCCATCGCCTTCGCCACCACCGCAGACGACATGCCCGACAGCGACACGCTGAAACCCGAGGCCTTGAGGTCTGTGGATTCCTGAATCTCGCCGATGCCCAACAGCGTGCCCGCGCCCGACCAGGTAAATCCGTTCCAGCTTTTGTCACCGAGGCCAGACCACAGGCGCACGGTGCCCGAAGCGAATTCGCCCTCGAAGAACACGGCGGGGTAAACCACCATGTCGCCGAGGTGGGTGCTGAAGCCGCTTCCCAGGGTGCGGGCCATTATTGAGGCTCCCTCATCCCCGGCCCTTCTCCCGGCGGGAGAAGGGAGATTCGAGCGCGTGATGCGTGCACTTAGAAGGCCTCCCGCGCGCTGAACTTGATGGCGCCGTAGAGGTTGGCGAGTTCCTCGCTCCAATCCACGGCGTTGCTGGTGAGGCGCCACACGCCGACCGGGTTACTCACGGTGATGGTGGCGCCATCGGCAGGGCTGCTGAGCAATGGCCGGCCCAGCTCCAGCGAGGCGATCCCGCTGCCGTTGCTGCTGGCGTCTTGCACCACCTGATACAGGTGCGCGGTTGCGCCGCTGCCGAGCTGTATCCAGTCACCCGCCTTAACGATGCCGGTGATGCTGTTGGTCCAGCCGCGTGTGCTGAGCGTGCGCCCGGTTTGGCCTGCGCCGTTGACCACCGGGCTGCCGGTCATCACGCCGCGCGGTGTTTTGGAGTTTTCCGGGCCCATGGTGAACGTGCCCTCTTTGCCGTTGAGCGCAAACAGAAACGAGCGCACCAGCGCGTGATCGGCATTGACGGCGAGCGGAAATTCGATGTCGGCCTCAAGGCGCACGCCCTGATGCACGTAAACCTGTTGCTCGAACGTAAACGGGGACACCGATTCGCCCACCGCGGCGATCTTGCGGATCGACAGGCGCGACCGCGCCACCGCGGGCGCGGCCAGCGGGTAGGTGATCGCCATCGAGGGGTTACCGGAAAGAGGCTGCGAATGCGCCGCCGCGCGTGACCTGATCGGCCACGAGCGACATGGTTTGTTGTTTGATGGCCTCGCCCCACGCCATCAGCGTGCCGCGGCTGACCTCGCTACCGAAGCTCATGTTTTGCACGATCACCACAGGCGCACCGCGCCCGCCGCCGCCAAATTGACCATTGGGCACGATGGAACCGGAGGCGCCGGGCACAAACAGTTCCGGGCCCTGCTCGCCGACGATGTACGGGCTGTTCGCGCTGACCGGGCCGCCCTCGGCGCGGAACAAATCGCCAAAGATGCTGCCGAAGTCAAACCTCTTCAGCGCACTTTCGAACATCTGCCCGGCCGGCTCCATCACCGTTTTGCGCATAAACAGCCGGCTCAAGTCAGATGCCAGGTTCGCAAGCACATTGCTGAACTTGTTGCCACCGCTCACAGCGCTTTCGAATGTGCGTTCGAAGATGCCACCAAGCTGTTTCCAGATGTGCATCGTGTCTTTCGCGGCCTCTTCATTCTTCTGCCATGTCTTATCCATGGCCTCATTGATTTTCCACTGCGCTTCCATGGCCTGCTGTTGCGTCAGCAGGCCCTTTTCGAGCAGCACATCAACGTCGGCAAGCTGCTTGCGGTATTTCTCCAGCGGGTCGGCCATCTCGATGTACTGGTCGCGCAGGTGATTCAAGCGCTCGGCCTCGCTACGCAGGCGCGCATCGGCTTCGCGTTGCGTTTTTTCGACCGCGTCCTTTGCTTCTTTCTGCACGCGCACGTCCTCGCGCGTGAGATCAACCTGCGCGGCGTACGCGATCAGATTGTTTTTCTGCGCCACGGTGAGCTTGCCGTAGCGGTCGTTCTCGATTTCCTTGAGCACCTCCTGCACGCGCGTGAGTTCGTCGACCTTGATGATCTCCTGCTGCAGGCGCTCGATCTCGCGCTCGTAGGGGGATTTGCTGTCGGCGCCAGCGCGACCCGGCGCGGCGTCTGGCACGGTCAAGGTGGGCAACGGCTTGGGTGGCGCATTGGGCTTCGGGTCGAAGCCGCCTGCTTCTGCGATTTGCCGCGACAGCGCAGCTTCGCGCGTCAGCAGTTCGTTAACGCGCTCCTGTTGTTTGATGCGCGCATTGGCCTGCGCACCGCGATAACGATACGTCTGCGCAGGGTCGCTCATGCTGTCGAGTATCTTGCGCTCGCGGTCGATCTCGACCTGCAACGACTTGAGCTGCGACATGTCCGATCCCTTGATTGCAGCCCATGCCTCACTGGCTGCGCCGCCAAGACCGATCCAGATCGAATACAGCTTGCCGCCTTCTTTTTGCGCATCGACCATCGCCTGCGTGATGCGCTGCATGGCGGGCAACATGTCTTGAGCGAGCGCCATTTTCCATTTGTTTCCGGCGGACTCCAGCGCCACCAGGTTGCGGCGGTATTCGTGCGCCTGCTCGGCCTGCTCTGCCGTGACCTTGGTATTGAGCTGCCCGGTGCGCGCAAGCTCCTGCATGAACGGCATCATCTGCGCGGCGCTCTTGCCCATCAGCTCCTGCGCCATCGCGACCGCTATTGCGCTTTGCCCGCCCTTGGTGAATTCGGTGCTGATGCGCTGCATGATGCCTGCGACATCGCCGGTCTCAAGCGCCGACTTTGCCTCAGTCGTGCTGATGCCGAGCGCCTTGAACGCCTCAGCAGATTTGCTGCCGCCGCCGCGCGCGTATTCGAGCAGAGACTTGTCGAGCTTGGCGATGCTGGCGGCAACGGCCTCCATGTCGGTGCCGCTGAGCTTGGCGACGCCGCGCAGGGCGCTCAACTGCTCGACCGCGACACCCGTGCGCAATGACATATTGCGCAGCTCATCCATGGCATTCACCGCGCCTTCGATGCTGGATTTGAGCGCGGCGAAGGACAGGCCCACACCCACCGCGCCGAGCGCGGCCTTGGCAATGCCAGCGGCCTTGCTCGCGCCAGCCATCGCGGTTTCGACCGTCGATTGCGCCTTCGCCATCTGGTCTTTGAGTTCGGCGATGTCGGCGCCGATCTTGAAAACCAGTGCGCCGATGTCAGCCACGGCTATACCTCCTTGCGGCGAGCTTTTGAACGGCTTCGGTGTTCATGCGGTCAACCAGCAGCTCGTCGTTTTCCATGCGCAGGTATGCGAACCACTCGGTGATTTGCGCGGAGGTGAGCTGCTTCAACATGATGTCGGGATGCGCGAAACCTAACTCGCGGGCGAGTCGGAAGTAGGCCCGGCGCTCGGGCCGGGCGGCAAGTTTTTTTCAGCGGCCTCGCGTGACGCACGGGTGAGGCCGCTCAGCTCGGCGGCGACATCGTAGATGCGGTCGAGCACTGCCGCGCTTTTGGCGCCCAGCGCCTCGACCTGCGCGATGGAAAACAGGCGCTCGCCGGCGTCGTTGACCATGCACATGACGCACAGGCGCGCGCGCATGTTGGGCAGGCGCTTGCCCTGCGAGGCTTGCGCGATCTCGACGGTGGCCTGTTCGTAATCGTCACGCTCGGCGCCGGTGAGCGCACGCACGCGCACGATGCCGCCCCACTCCGGGCACTCGACATCGCGCGTTTGCAAATCCTGCGCTTGCAGGATTTGGTCTGCGTTGAGCGCGCCCATCAGGAGGTCTGACGCGCGAGGGCGCCGGTGCCGACGAGCTTGATCGATGCGTTGGCCACGTCGCCGGGCTTGCCCTGGATGGGCGTGTAATCCGGCAGCAACGCGTTGCCGGTGTACGCCGGGTTGGTGGTGCTGCGCGCGGCGGATGTGGGCCGCACCTCAATGGCAAACGCCGCAGCGCCGACCAGCGGGAACAGCGTTGCATCGACGTTCGATGCCGCGTAGTCCTGGTTAAATTCAACGTCGATCGACCAATCCTTGAGGCCCGGCAGGCGGGTCTTGGTGGTCACCGCCATCGCGGTGTTTTCGGGCGTTTCCGCCTGATAGTTGACCTTGACGGATTTGACGTGGTCGGACAGGTTGACTGCGTTGAGCAACACGTACGCGTCGGTTAAGACAAACGATGCCATGATGGGACTCCTTTACTTGATGCCGAAGAGAACTGCGAAAGTGATGCTGGTGATGTTGGTGAGGGTGTAGACCACGCGCCAGTACTGATCGGTGATCGCGCCAGCGATGCCCGCGGGCTGCTCAGCGCCGACGGCGGTGGACGTGGCAAAGGTGATGCGGTCGGTGGGCGAGGCGAAGCCGGCCGACGCTGCTGATTGCACTTTGCAGGTGAAGGACGGCGAGCCGCCTGTTGTGATCGAAAGCACTTGCAGTTGCGCGTAGGCTTTTTGCGCAGCGCCGACCGCGCCGGCCTGGATGATGGTGCCGTTGCCGCCGGCGGTGCGCGCGGCATTGTGCAGCACCTGGCCACGCACCAGCGGGTCGGAGCTGGCCTGCGCCTGGATGCTGAACGCGGCCATGTCGCCGATCTTGCCGTCGAAATCGTGCTTGGCCTGCAGCGCCTTGAGGAAAAACGCGATGTCCTGTTCGGCGCCGCCCTGCGGAATCAGCGCGATGGGCGCATCCGCCACGGCAACGTTGCCATACAGGCCGCTGTCGTAGCCGGTGTAGTCGGCATACCCGCTCACCTGGAGATCGGCATCGAGCAGGCCGGGTTTGTATTCCTTGAAGCCGCCGCTATTGAAATTGGTGGCCTCTTTCATCTCTGCGCTGAGCTTGAGCGCAGCGGTGTTGACGATGCCGGTGTAGTCGACGCCCTGCATGAACACGCGGACGTTGCTGAGTATCTGACTGGCCATGGTTATTCCCTGTAGTGCACGGTGAACTCGACAACGCGCGTGCGCACGATGACGCCGTTGATCAGGTCGGGCGGTTCGTCACGGTCGTCTTCGACAAACGTGTCCATGATTTGCGTGCCATCGAGCGTGGCGCGGTAGCGTTGCAGCGCGGATCGAACCTGCTCTTTCACATCACGCGCGGATTTGTAGGTGGTGCCATACGTCATGATCGACAGTCGGCCGTGGGCGATGCCGGGGTCGCTGCCCATCGCGGATTCGCGGTCGGTATTGGTGATTTCGTAGGTCAGCGCGGGGTACGTGGGCGTTTCGGGCAGCATGCCGGGGTAGATGCGCGTGCTGACCAATGCGGTCAGCCCAGCGTATCCGCTGAGACGCTGGAAGATGTGCTCTTCGATGGCCATCAGAGTTTGGCGTTGCTTTCGAGGCGCTGGCGCACGTAGTCGGCGAATGCCTTGGTGGCGGAGCCCGCCGCCTTGCGGCCGGCATTGCGCATAAAGTGCACGCCGGCGACGCGCGGGGCGGTGGATTTTTGCAGCGCCGCACGTTGATAGCGGCGGGCGTTGGCGCCGCCGCGCAGGCGTTGACCGCGAGCGCGGATGAGGTGGCCGAATTCGACGAAGCGCGCGTAAAACGGATCAGCAATAACAGCTTTTTTGCCTTTGCCGACGCGCACGTTGCCGCCACCGGCGGTAATGCCGCCGATCAATTCGGTGCCGCGCACTTTGACACCGCGCACACGAATGGATTTTTTAAGCGCGCCCGCAACACGGCGCGCATCGGGCTTGCGCAGCGTGGGCACGTTGGCAATGGCGGCATCACGCACGGGCATGGATGACGCGCGCACAGCGCCGCGCAGCACGTTGTTTTGCAGCTTGCCGGGCAGCGCGGCGAAGGCGGCGCGCATTTCGGACAGCCCGAGCGTTTCTGCGGTGATCATTCGCCCTCCACGCAGGCCAGTTCCAGCTCGCGATCGCGTTCGTCGATGTTCTGCACGTTGGTGATTTGCAGCGTGCGCGAGCCATAGAGGATGCGCATCTTGGGCGTGACGCCGGGCATGTAGCGCGTGCGCACGTTGTGCGTGACGGTGGCGTTGATCTGGTTGCCCTGGATGCGCTCAGCGCCGTTGAGCGGGGTGATTTGCGCGTAGATGTTGGCGGCAAACGTGCCCCAAGTGGGCACGGGTTCGCCCACACCATCGGCAGCGAGCGCGGGCTGCTGTATCGTGATGATGTGGCGCAGTTTGCCGGATTTCATGTCAGTACAGATTCATCCGGTAGGGGTCGAGCAGGCCATCAATGAATTCCGTGGGCAGAGCGGCGCTTGTGATGCGCTGGTCGATGGTCACGAATTCGCGATTTTCGTAGAGCGTGCCCAGGCTCAACTTGCACCACGACAGCATGCCCTGCGGCAGGATTTCGTTGCCGCTGCCCAGAAAGTGTTCGCCGGTGCCTGCATCGGTGATGTCGATGGCGGCGCCGCCGCTGGTGGCGGCGAGTTTGTAGACGCCGGAGGAGATGACCGACTGAATGTAGTAATCGGTGTTTGCAACCAGCGGCGCGGGCAAGGCGCCGTCGCGGTTGATGAGGCGCACGGTGTCGCCCGTAAGCAGCGTTTTCCAGCCGGTGACGGTGATGGTGTCGGCGCCGGCGTTGGCGGCTGTTTTGGCGGCGTGTCCGCAATCAAAAACAACCTGCACGGCGCCGATCTGCGGCAGTGTGACGGGCCAGATTTTGCCGAACGGTGGCGTGATGCGCGCGGGCTCGCTGGTGAGATCGACGACATAATCGGTGCCCTCCACCAGCGTTTGCGTTGCGCCGCTCATGTCGAGGTATTTGATGCTGACGATTTGCAGCACCGGCGCGCGCGGGATGATGACTGCATGACCCGGCAGCGTGAACGCCTGCCCGGACGGCACGCCCATCAGCGACGGGCCGGGGAACGCGTCGAGCGTGAGGAGCCAACGCGCGGCGATGATCTGCCTGGCGCATTTGCTCTCGGCGTACGCGCGCGCCGCCGACACCAACGCGCCGATCAGCAGATCGTCTGCGCTGATGGCGGTTTGCCGCAGGTGCGTTTTCGCTTCGGTGAGCGAAATCGGCTCGGCGACGGGTGCCGTGACGGGCTGTAGAGTGCCGTACATGCGGGTGTGTTACGCAGCGGTGCCGCGATCCAGGGTGATTTGCTCGGCAGCCTTGGCTTCGGCTTCGGCGGCTTTGGCGGCCTCCGCTTGTGCGTCGGCAACGTCGGGCGCCATGGTCACTTCGACTTCTTCGGCGTCGCCGGCGATGATGCGGCGCGCGGTTTCTTCGGTGACGGGGTAGTGCGAGCCGGCGGCGTATTTGACGACGCCCTGCTCGTAGTAGTTGACGCTGAAAAGGACGCGCTTGGTTTTTTTCTCTGCCACGATGATCTCCGGTTGTTGGTGGTGGACGTGCGGTTACTCAACACCACCGGGCAAGCTGCACCCGGTGGCGTTTGATAACCGCGCGAGCGGTTAGGCGACGATCTGCACCACGTTGGAAGAGCCGAGGTTGATCGACGGGTTGGCCGCTGTGTCACGCGCGGGCGCGAAGCGCTGGACACCGCCTTGCAGCAACACACCCACGAGGCTCGCGGCAGTGCCGACCGTGAGCGAGACGCGGATGTAGTTGAAGCCGTTGGCGATGTCGAGCTCTTCGGCGCGCAGGTTGACCATGGCGGTCTTGTTGTCGCCGGAGGCCTTCACGATTTGCGTGATGGACTTGCCGGTGACATCTTTTGCGCCGGTGCCGCCGGAGTCGGTGGCCTGCTGGAATTTCGCATCGACTGTCGCCGACGCGCCCAGCACCCCGGTGATGATGGTGGCGAGGAATCGGTGAAAGTTGGATGCGGCGACCCAGCCGGTGGTGACGGTGCCGGCGGATTGCGACACGGGGTTGATGGCGTCGAGGATCGCCAGTTGATCGGACATCAGTGCGTTCGGTTGCATGGTAGTTATCTCCTATGGGTGAACGCGATTAACGGGTTTGCAACTGAACAAACGGCGAAAGGTTGTTGCTGCCGTTGAACGGTGCGATGGGGTTGACGATCTTGGGCTGCGCGTCGACACGGAACGTGGTGCGGAACGCGGTGGCGTCTGCGTCGAAGTAGAGGTGCATGGACGTTGCCGTTTCCACACCCGCGGCTTTCTGGATGCTGCGGATGTATTGCGGATCAACCAGCACGATGTCGCCGGCGTTGGTGAAGGTTTTGCAGTGCTGGCTGACGATGATGGGCCGGCCGGACAGCATGCCGTACGGGGCGCCTTGAATGCCCGAAGAGGGCGGCAGGTAGATGGGATAGTTGCCCAACGTCAACGTCCACAACGCCGGCAGCACGTCGTTGTTGCACAACCACACCGAGCGCGGGAACGAGCCGGCGGGAAGGCGTGCGACCATCTTGGCGATGTTGAGCGCTTGCAGCGTGAGCGTGGCTTGACCGGATTCCTTCGACACCGTGACGACGGCGTTGTTGGTGGCCGCGAATGCGCCCAGCGGTTTGCCGACGCCATCGCCGAACAGAATCGCCTCGTTGGTTTTCCAGCGAATGGAATCGCCCACCTTCGACGGCAGGTAGGAATTCAACGCGTTGGTGTCGGCGAGCAGTTCGTCGGTGAGCGGGACCAGCGCCATCAGCTTGTACAGGCGCAGCGTGGTGGTGCTGAGCTTGGGCTTGGTGGCTGTCGCGGCCGTTGCTTCAGCCTGCCAGTATGCGCGCACGCCATCCGTGCCCCAGGGCGTGGTTTCGTCCTTGGGGAACACCATGCTGTTGCCGGTGACGGTGGTGTTGTCGGTCATGGGTAGCAGGCTGTCTTCGCCCAGCGAGTGGGTGTAGATGTCCTGCGCGAACTGCGGCGGGACTGCGAAGCCGCCATCAGACCCCACGCCTTCGCCGCCGTACGTGGACGGCGCAGCGGCGCCGATCAGCAGGCGTTGATCGGGTGCGTTTCCGGGCATGCTGGCGTGCATGACGGCGCGCGCGTAGTCGCCCATGCTGGTGAATCCACGCCGCGGATCGGCTTCGCGGTTGTCGGCGATGCTGATGTGCGCGTCGTCAGCAACGGCAACCGCACCGAGCGACAGTTCTTCCTGCGCGATCAGCGTGGCGCGTTCAATCGAGGCGTTGACGGATTTGATTTGCGCGGACAGCGCGTCGAATTGCGCTTGCTCGGCGTCGGTGAACTCGCGCGATTCAGCGCCGGCGAGTTCGTTGATGGCTTTGGCCTTGCCGACGAGGTCGGATTTTTTGGCCAGCAGTGCTCGGATTTGCTTGTTCATTTTGGGATTTCTCCGGTGTAGGTGCGTGTGTTTGCGCGCCGGGCTGCCATCGGGCAGCGGCGGTGACGGCCATCGGGCCGGTCACGCCTGGACTGGCGTGCTTAGTCCAATAGGGTGAGCGCTCTCTCAGCCGCGGCGCGGCGCGGCGTTGGGGTGATGGCGCGAGCGGGTGCGGCGCTACTTAAGCGCGCACCCAGATCGGTGATCACCTGGTCAAAGGTGGCGATGCGGTCGACGAGGTTGGCGCGTACGGCTTTGGTGGCGCCCAGCACGCGGCCTTCGCCGTAGCCATCACGCACGTTGGCCTGCGTGTCGTTGCGGCTTTGCGCGACCGCGCGCACGAAGTCGGCGTAATAATCATTCACGCGCGCTTGCATGGCGCTCTGCGCCTCGCCTGACAACGCCTCGAAGGGGTTGCCTTCGGTTTTGTATTTGCCGGCGCTGATGAGGGTGGTTTTGACACCTTTGATCTCGGCGGCTTTGCTGACATCCTGGTGCGCGGCGAACACGCCGATGCTGCCGACTTCGCCCGATGGAGTGACGACGAATTCGTCGGCGGAGGCGCCGATCCAGTATGCGGCGCTGGCGGCGAGTGAGTTGGCCACTGCTACGATAGGCTTGCTGCCACGCGCGGCGCGAATGCTGTCGGCGAGTTCCTGCACCCCTGCGACTGAGCCGCCAGGGGAATCGATGTCGAGCACGATGGCGCGCACGTTGGAATCCGCGACCATCGCGCTGAATGCGCGTTGCAGGATTTCGGTGCTGGTGTTGATGCCGCTCGAAGAATCGGCGACCAGGTTGGCGCGGTGACCGATGACGCCATACACGGGCAGCACGCCGATGATGCCGCCGCTGGCGCTGGCGGTGTTGCTGCGGCGCGCGGCGTGGATTGCCGGTTTGTCACCGATGGCGGCGGCGATGTCGGGGTCGTCGAGCTTGACGCCCGCGGCCCAGCGCAGCAGAACCTGCTCCATGGAGGCGTGCACGTCGGGCAGGATGGCCCAGGCGGCGCCGTAGAATGCAGCGAGCAGGCGGGCGGGGTTGTTGGTCATGAGGTCACCTATGCGGCGAGTGCGAGTAAGAGGATGTCCATGTCGGGATCACGCTTTTCGATGCGCAGACTGGCGGAGCCTTTGGCGGCATCGCGCGCTTCAATCAGCGCGTGAATGCCGATGACGTCGGCGCCTTGCGCGGTGTCTGCGGCGCCACCGGTGCGTTTGCGCGGGGCCCGGTAGTGCTGCGCGGGGATGTAGAAATCGCGCGTGCTGAGGAAGGGCTCGAGCGCGTAGACGTTGACGGATTCGCGGCCGCTGGCGCTGTCGGCGATGTCGATGTTGAAGATGCCGCCGGAGGTGTCGACGCTGACAGCATCGGCGCCGGTGGCGCTGTCGCTGATGTCGATTTGCACGGACAGCGCGACTGCATCGCTGCCGGTGGCGCTGTCTGATCCGGGAATGCTGGCGGTGATGCCGGTGCTGTCGCTGCCTGCAGATGCATCGCTGGCGCCGATGGCGGCGGTGATCGAGGCGGTGTCGGCGCCTGTGGCGCTGTCGCTCGACGGCACGCTGGCGGTGAGGGCGGCGCTATCTGTGCCGGTGGCGCTGTCTGATCCGGGGATGCTGGCGGTGATCGACGCGCTGTCGGCGCCAGCAGCGCTGTCGGAGATGCTGAGGCTGGCGCTGATGGCAACAGCATCGCTGCCGGTGGCGCTGTCAGCGCCGGGGATGCTGGCGGTGATAGACGTCGCGTCAACGCCGGATCCGTTATCGGCGATGGCGATATCAATGGCGGACTGCGCATTCTCAAACAGGCTGCGCAGGTCGAGTAACATGGTTCAGCGTTCCGGTGTGGCGGTTAGAACAAGGCGACTTCGGCCCAGGCCCAGGTGAGGTAGTACTTGACAGAGCCGGTCGTTGGGCCAGCGGTGACGGGCTGCACGAGCACGCCTTCGTTCGCGGTGAGCACGACGGGGTGCGCGCCGGCGGTGTTCCAGTTGTAGAGATCGACCGTGGGATGGCCGACACCGATGGCCTGCGTAACAGTGGCGTTGCCGCTGGGCTGGTTGGTGAACGCGGTCATGCCGAACGGGTTCGCATCCTGCGTGAGGGTTTGGCCGGACATGGCGGCGGTGGTGGCGATGCGCGGGCCGTTGGCACCGAGCAGCGACGCGCCCATTGATGCGCGCATTTTGTTTGTGTTGCTGTTTGCCGCCATATTGGCGGCGGTGCTGTTGGTGGTGAAATCCACCGAAAAGCCGCGCGCGATGATGGCTTGCAGATCCATCGGCGTTGCGGCCGTGACGGCGCCGGTGATCGACCACGATGCGCGCAGATACATGAGCACCAGAAAGCGTGTGGTGTCTGTCCAGCGGAGCGACCCCAGGTGCGCACCGGCGCCGAGGGAGACGGTAGCGCCGCTGGCTTGTGCGACGGCGTAGTGGCCGAGCAACTGGCCCTGGTTGGTGTAGTCAAGCGGACGCATGGCGACGCGCGCGGCCTGATACAGCGGGTCGACTGCGAGCGGGACGCCTGGTTGCAGGTTACCGCCGCCGATGATTTGGGTTTGTGGCATGTTGGTTGACTCCTGTTATTCCAATACCGGGTTGCGCTCTTCGAGCGCGAGTTCCAGAAAATCGTCGCGGGATTTCATTGGCAAACGCTCGTTGCCGGCGTCCCACATCTGTTGCATGGCAATGCGGATGGCGCGGGTTTCGTCGAGCATTTGCTGACGCCAGTCGAGTTCATCGGCAACGATAATTTCGTTTCCGTTTTCATCGGCGATCGACACGACTTGCATGTAGACGGTGCCGATGGTGTTGTCGGGCAGCACGACTTGCAGCGCCATGTTGCGCACGCGCTTGCCGCTGCCATCGGCGGCAACCTGGACAAAGCTGTCTTGAGGGGAAGGCATTATTGCGTGGGCAACATCGGCACAATGAGGCCCGCGTTATCGGGCTGATAGTTCTGGATGGCGTCGCGCGCGCGCTCCAGCATTCCGTAGGAAAGCACTTTGTTGTCGAGCGGGCCGTCGACGACCACGGTGCCGCCGTCGGCACGCAACACGATGATCATGTTGATGTCACCGGGATGGGCTTCGATGGTCATTGGATGTCCCTATCACGTGATGGTGAGGGTGAGCGTGACTACCCAGGTGGTGCCGGATGCCTTGGTGCCCATGGAGGACACGCCGCGATCCAGGCAGATGGCGCTGCCGCTGTGCTTCAGTACAAATTCGTTCCACACGTAATTGGCGTCGGAGCTGCCGAAGGTGGATTTGTATTGAATCTGGCCGCTTGCAGGGACGCTGGGGAAGCTGGCGTCTTGCGCTTTGTAGGTCTTGTTGGTGGCGGCTTGAAGGTCGGTTTGGCCTGCGGATGCGGCGGTGCTGCTGTCGCCGATGCCGATCTGCGCGTTGGCGTTGTTGAACGTGTTGGCGGATTGACCGCTGAACAACTTCCACAATTCGTTGATGCCGACGGTGAGGAATAAATTAGTTACCTCGGCATTGCCGGTGTGCCGGCCTTGCGCGTCGTATTTTTCGACGAGCAGGTGGCCTTTGACGCGGCCAGCGTCGATGAGTTTCATTGTTCGTGTACCTCGGCGGTGAGGTTGCCGTCCTGATCGCGCACGGCTTTGACGATCTTGGTGACAGGGCGGTTGGCTTCGATGTGGGCGTCGATGTGCACGGGCATGTCAAAATTCACAGAGGGCGGCGCGACGTGCACGGGCGAGGAGATTTCGAAGCGCGGTTGAAACAGGATCGGCGTGGCGGGTTGTGCGGCGCGTTCGGGCAGATGGCCCGACAGGCTGAGCAGGGCTTGCAGTACGGATTGCTCGTTCTGTTCAGTCGCGCGGGCTGTTTCACACCAGGCGCGCGCGGACTCGAACGGCACGGCGAGCGCATCGGAAACGAGGACGGCGGTTTCGTCGTCGTAGACGCCGGCTTTGTAGATGCGCTTGGCAATGCGTTTTGCGTTGCTGTCGACCAGCGCTTGCAGACGGCGTTGTTGTTGCTTTTGTTGTGCCGTCTGCGCGCTGGCTTGGTCCGCAGGCTCTGCTGGAGCGGGCGGCTGTTTGGTGGTGTTGGTTGCGGGCGCAGCGGATGGTGCGCGGTCTTCGCCCACCGCGATCATGTTGAGTGGCAACAGAGGCTCATCAAGGTCGTCGATGGGGTTGCGGTTTTCCATGGCGCGCGCTTCGTTGCGCGTCAGCCAGCCGTCCATGATGCCTTTGCCGTAGAACTCGCCGCGGGTCTTCATGTCGGCGCGCTCGAGGGCGCGGGCATCGTACTCGACGGTGAGTGCGTCATCGTCGAGCAGTTGCGATGTGACAGCAGCGGCCCAGCGCGTGGCCCATTGCGCCATGGTGAACACCATGAACTCAATGGATTGCTGCTCGATGTTGTTATTCGTCGAGCGGTCGAGGTCGTACACGAGGTGCGGCGGGCAGCCGAAGATGCGGCACACTTCGGTAACGCCGAATTTGCGCGTCTCCAGGAATTGCATGTCCGCGAGGCTGACTTGCGGTGGGTCGTGGTATTTGTCGCCGTTGTCGAACACGGCAATTTTGCCTGCGTTTTTGCCGGTCATGCCGAGCTGGAGGGATTCGCGGTAGACCTGTTTGGCGTTGGCGTCTTTGAAGCCGCCGACCTTTTCAACCCAGCCTGCGATGGGCATTCCGGAGTTCGCAAAAAATTTGCTGCCGTATTGTTGCGCGGCGAGTGTGGTGCCCAGCGATTCGCGCGCGTATTCGATGGGGTTCAGACCGCTGCGGCCGTTCCAGCTTAAGCCACGCACGACGAAGACTTCGCCGCGCGGCACTGTGGTTTCGTCGCCCTTGGCGTTGCGGATTTTGTAGCGGTAACCGCCGCCATCAATATCCTCGCGCTTGATGGCGTCGGGCATGATGGGGATGAGGTCGGTGATCTGACCGCGCGCATTGCTGATGATGCGGTTGTAGCCGTTTCCGCGCACGGCAACGTGCGCCATCATCATTTCGTGCCACTCGAATGCGTTCTGGTAGTCATTCGGGCGCTTGGCGATTAGTTTGTAAAGCCAGTGGCCTTTTTCGTCTTTGTGGTTGCCGTTGGCGTCTTCGCTTTTGAGGTGGAAGGGGATGCAGGCCATGGTTTCGGCGAGCAGGCGCACGCAGCGATACACTGCGGTGATACGCATGGCGTTGTCGGCGCTGACGTGCACGCCGGCGCCGGTCATGGCGGTGACGGGCTCGAACCAGAAGTCGCCCCAGGGCGAGCGGTCAGAGGCGTCTGCGGCGCGGAACAATGATGCAAACATTATTGCTATCGCGAGCGCAAGAGCAGCAAGTCGAGAACGCCAAGCGCGAGTATGAGCGCGCCGGCGGTGATGAGTGCTGTTGGCCATCCTTGGGATCCCCATGTGCCTGCGGTGATGCAGGCGGTTGCGATGATTTGTGAGATGTCGTAGCAGACGCGGTTCATACGAAGAGCACTTCCTCGGATGCGTAGTGCACCGGGTTGGCGAGCATGCGGTTCATGGCCATGATCAAGGCGATGGCGCCGTCGATTTTTTTCCACTGGTTGAGTGCATCGCGGCGCGGGTAGACGTTGTCTTTGGCGTCGTAGTGGCACACAACATTGCCGATCATCCACGCGAGCACGGGGTCGCCGTTGTGATGGAGTTTGCGCGAGGTGACGAGGTCAGCGATGGCCTTCATCGGTTCGCTGAGGTTCTGCGTGTTCTGGCGCAGCTCGACCATCTGGAAGCCTTCGACGAGCATTTCGCCGGCGAATTGGGTCATGCTCCAGGGGTCGTACGCGACATCCTTCACAACGTGCAGGTCGGCATCGGCTCGCAGGGATTGCTTGATGGGTTCGACGTCGACCACGGGGTCGTCGCACACGTGGATGTGGCCGGACTCGGCCCAGGCGGAGAGGTGCGCGAGCTTTTTGTTGTCGAGCTGGGCGCGCGGCATCCAGTACTTTCCGAAGACATAGAATTCTTCACCGCGGCGCAGCAGTTTGATTTTGGCGAAGATGTCTTGCTTGAACGCGGCGTCGAGCGCTATGACGCATTCTTCGTGCGCAAATTGTTCAGATGTGAGCGTGAGATCGGCGCAGGCGTTCCACTGCGTCATGTCCATCCACGCGGATTCGCTGGCGATCCACTGGTTGCAGTGCTTGGTGCGGAATTCGGCTTGCGATGCGGTGCTGGCCTTGGCCTTGGTGCACTTGGCGCGCATGTCGTCGATGCTGACGCTGATGCCGAGGTTGGGATTGGCTTTGATCCAGGTGGCTTCGTCGGCCCAATCGTCATCGGCCCGGTCGTCTGAGTAGCCGTGATCGAGGGTGTATATCAAGCCGAAGTAACGGTCGTCTTCGTGGTCGGCACCTTCCTGCTTGTAGCCCATGCCGCCGTGGCGCTTCAACGTGGCGTTGAGAATGCTGATGAGGTAGCCGCGCTGCTCGAAGCACACGCCGGCGGTGTTGCTGCCCGCTGTGGTAATGCCGATGCCGAGCGATTGCGCGCGCGCGCCGGTGGAGCTGTCGAGAACGTCCCACAGGCCACGGTCTTTGTGGGCGTGCAGCTCGTCGGCGATGAAGCAGTGGCTGTTGAGGCCGTCGAGGGTGTCGCTGTCGCGGCCGAGCGGTTCGTAGCGGCTGCCGCTGGGCTGATGGAAGATGGCGCGGGCGTTGACGCCGACACCGAGAGCGCGGAAGTCTGGCTCCAGCTCGACCATGCGCTTGGCGATGGACCAGACAATTTTCGCCTGGTCTTTTTTGGTGGCGGCGCTGTAGACCTGGCCGCCTTCTTCGTTGTCGGCGACGGCAGTGTAGAGTGCGGCGCCGGCGCAGGTGGTCGATTTGGCGTTTTTGCGCGCGACTTCCAGATACGCACGAGCGAAGCGGCGCAGGCCGGTCTCGCGGTGCACCCAGCCGAACACGCAGGCGAAGAAGAACACTTGCCACGGTTCGAGCTTGATGCGCTCGCGTTGCCAGCGGCCGTCGATGAATTTGGGCTTGGCCCATTCGCCCTCGACGTGCGGCAACAGGCTGATAAACGCGCAGACGCGCTCGGCCTTGCCGGCATCGAACACGTAGGGCCACGCGGGATCCGTGGCGCTGCGTTCGAGATCATCCAGGTGACGCTGGCACGCGGCTTTGACGTATCGACCGGCGAGCACCGCCGCCGTCACGACATCCTGCGCGTAACGGGTGGCGATCTCGGCGAAGTTCACGTGGCGCGGGCGAAGTCTGCGAGTGAGGTGATTTTCGCGGTGGGCTTGGCGCTGGCGTCGTCTTTGTTCGGTTCGAGGCCGGGGAGGTAGGGGTAGTTGCTGCTCGGCGTCACGCGCGAGCGGAATGCGGCGCCACCGCCGAACGTGGCAGCGAATTTGTCGATCTGCTCCATGGCTTTGTTGCGGCCCACCCAATGCGGGTTATACTGGAACGAGCCATTGGGCGTCGGCAGCGTGAAGCCGTCGCCGCCGGCGTACAGCTTGCCAGCGTTGGCTGGATCCTTTTCCCACACAGCGCGCGCATCAGCAGCTTCCTGCACGGCGCGCTTGAGGTTGTCTTCGTGGTAACCCCACCACGCTACGGCTGAGCAGTAGATGCCCACTGTGGCCATGTCGATCTTGGCGATGAGTCCCAGCTCTTCGAGCAAGGGCGTGATGCGCTTCCATTCGCGCTTTGCCGCGGGCAAAAGAAAGGAGGGGCAATTAGGTATCTCAACAGTCGGCTCGACAGCATCAGACAGCTCGTTGAGCGACTTTTTCGATGCATTGCCTCGCAACAGATGCAAAGTTGTGGGTGTAGGCTTTGGCCCGCGAGCGCCCATCAGGCAGCAACCCCGTAAACATCGCCGTCACCACCCGCCAGCCG